CTGAGTTGTGAAGTGGGACGACTCCGAAGCGAGAGGATATTACAGTTCCATAACAATTTACATTTGCCATAATTTCACAGCCTGATGCCCTTTCCAAGTGCTGGAACAATTATATTTCGATTTACGCTGGAAATCGGCCCGCGAAGGAGGCGCTTTCCGACCTTAAATCCGATTGCGGTGGTGAACCCGGCGATACTCATTGGAAGCAGGTTCGCCTGGAAGTTCATTCCCATTTGAGTTAGTGCGGTGCCTGGGTTGGTCGCCAGGTCGCCCAGGCTGATCTCCCCTGCGCCCGTGACTTCGACGGCCCCTGTCTCGCCCGTCGCGTATTGCATAAATTGACCCTGGAAAGAACCCTTCAGGTCGGCACTCCCTGTGATGAATCCCCAGGGTGAAGTCCCTGCAATTCCTTCAGTCATGATCGTGGCATAGGCGAGGGCTTCGAGGCCGTTTAGAATGCTGAATGACTTTCGCGACCTTCGACGCTTTGTCTTTCTTCGTGCCATCGAGTTTAACCAGGGGGAAAACCTCGGTTATAATCTATCCTGAAAATTTACCGTCAGCGGCTCGTAGGACTTCCACAGGGTCGCCCTTGACAGTTTCGGATAATTTCGACTTCAGCAAATCCGCAAAAACGGCCTGGATCGGATTGATTGGTTCAAAATCCCCAATCCCCTGGGCAATAATTCCCTGCAGGGCTTCCGCTAACTTCCGATCCAGGTCGGAAACCGCCGCCTGGGCTGCGAAAACAACCATTCGGGCGAGCCAAATGGAGAGCAGTAAATCGAAAATGAGCAGCCCTATAATGAGAGGCTCCCAATCCATACCCCAACCGGACCCCGACACGGCCCTAAAAGTCTCCCAGGAGGAGGAGGAGGAGGAGTAGGGTTAGCCTACTACTACTACTACTACTAATAAATGAATATTTTATGTAAAAAGAGAGTGTTTTTACATAATTATTATAGACGAAGACTCGTAGGGTCATTTGGAGGGAGTCAGACGCCGCACCCATCATTCATCTTTTTCTGTGCATCCCAGGCGCCCGACTCCTTCCACCCCTAAAAGTGAAGTGAAAGTGATGATGAAGATATGCGTATATGAGTTTGAAAATTTGAAATTGTGGACAGTCATAACCTGGCGAACGGAGATGATAGGATGAGTTCTGTTCATTTCATGTCTGAGAATAAAGCCTGGGGAACGCCCAGGTTATTCATGGACTTCCTGAAAGAACGCTTCTTTTGGGAGCCGGATCTGGACGCCGCCGCCACCGTTAGAAATACCAAAGCCCCCCGGTTTTTCACTCCTAAAGAAGACGGATTGAAGCAACCCTGGAACGGTCAAGTATGGCTCAACCCTCCCTACGGTCGCACCCTCCCCAGCTGGCTTGAGAAGTGCGCCTATGAAATCAAGAATAACGAACGGTGCCAGGCGATATACTGCTTGATTCCCGCCAGGACAGATACGAAATGGTTTCACGAAATCGTAATGCCTAACGCATACCTGATTTATCTAATCAAAGGGCGGTTCAAATTCGTCGCCCCTGGCACCGCCAAAGGTGCAAACGCCCCATTCCCCACAATGCTCGTCGTGTGGCGTAGGCATCGCCTCCCTGACTGCGGAATAACTACCCTGGAAGTTCCGAAGGAGGCGAGAGGGTATGATTGATGCGAGCCAACCTAAGTTCGTGATGTTCGATGCGTGTTCCGGCCTGGGGGGAGCGAGTGAGGCAATGGTTCAGAATCACCGCTGGTTAGTCATTCGTGCCGACTCCGACCCTGCAGGGGTCTTAGGGGCTGTATGGCCCCCCTTCACGCACAAGTTCGATGTGAAGGACATTGCATGGAATAGGGATGGAATGCACTTTGTCCGTCCTGGGGATATGACCCTGTTATGGGCTTCTCCTCCGTGCACTGAGTTCTCCCTGGCGTTTGGGGCGCCGGGTCCGGTCGCGACTCGTGCCGGTGAAGACTTTGAACCGGATATGTCGATCCTGGAAGCCGTCCTCGAATTGAGAAGGCGATGGGAACCGAAGTATTGGTGCATCGAAAATGTGATTGGGGCCATTCCCCACTTTGAGCCATACCTGGGGAAGCCGTCCCAGATCGTAGGGCCGTTTGTCCTATGGCACAACCTCCCCCTGGTCGCGGTGGATTACTCCTTCAATCATACGAAGGCCGACCAGGACACCTGGTCATCAAATCCCCTTCGCGCCAACCTCAAGGGAAAATTACCCATTGAGATTTCTGAAGCCGTCAGGCGGGCCGCCGAGAGTCCCACGCTGGGGGAGTTCTAATGACTTCAATCATCAAGTCAATTTCCCTGGACCCCAAGACGGCAACCATAGCGAAACGAGTTCCTAACTTTTCCCGATTCGTGCGCGAATGCCTCATGCGATGGGACGCACTCCAACGCACCCCTGACTGTCCCGTTGAACGCCTGGGTCATACCGGAGCCATCCATGGAAATCATTGCACCCCGTCGCCCACCCGGATCTGTCTGAAGCATTGGCCGAACGGCACTCCCAGGATGGAGGATTGGCGGGAGTTCCGAAGTATGATCGAATTCGACGGGTTCCATCAGGACCGGGACCGGCTGCTTCAAGCCTGGGACTTTCTCGCTGACTTCAACAGTCCTGAAGAATGGCTTCAACACCGGGCTCAGATAACCAATGTTGAGCAAATTGACTTCGAGGATATGAAGATTGAAGGGAATGCCAAACCACGTGCCCGGAAGAAAAAGTCGAGAATAAGGCGATTATGGTCAGTTCTATGGGCCAAGAATAGGTGAAATGACCCGCCAGGGTGGGGGTATTTGCGTCTAAAAAGTGCCGCCGCCGCCGCTGCCCTGTGAGGAGCCGCCACCAGGCTGCAACGCTTCCCCCATCTCCTCCAGGGTGTTCATGAACCCAATCAGGCCAGCAACGATTCCAATGGTCACCTGGGGGGGGATTGTTTCTTCGAGGACATTCCCTGCAGCATCAACCGCCGCTTCACCGACTTCAACAGCGGCGGAACCCAGGACGGATCCGACAACAGCCCCAAACGGTCCTCCGACCAGGAGTCCCAGGATGCCCCCAAAGGTGGCCCCTACGAGATTTTGCGTTTCTAGCCAATCGCTAACTTCGGCCGGAGTCATCTCTGACACAATCGCCCGCCAATCAGGATCTAGGAGTTGGTCGAGTTTGTAGGCGATATACCCAGCTAACCCCAAAAGAAATACAGGGTTCCCCAGGATGCCGCTAACCGTAGTCCCTATCTTCCCGAAGGTGTAGGACCATTGCATATCCTCAACCAAGGTGCGCTCCTTAGCGCCCAGGGTGATGCGGTGTTCAACCACCTTCTTGGAGGCGCGGCATCACAAGTCCCTCATCACACCATACACGCCGGAATAGAAGGCGGCGGCGTTAGAGGCGTTGGTTGAAGCGATTACTATGGAGCAAGGACCGGGGACGTCCATATTAACGCCTGGGATCAAGTCACCAATCCATTCGCCTTGATATGAGGCGGTATTGCCCCCGCCCTTCGCAGGCGCGGCGATATACAGCATACCGGCGGCTCCATCAATGGCTACGTCATTTACTTCTTGAGAAGCAGGGACCACGACTAGCGCATAATTCTCGCCCGTATCTCCGCCCCAATAACTCATCGCTGAGATGGTTAGAATACGTCCGGCAGGCACTCCAAAGAAGAAAAAGCCCTTTGCCGCATCACTTCCGGCGGGGATTTCCCCCTGAGCGAAGAACGTCTCAGGATTCATCCTGTCACCGCTTCTCGGCCCATCGGACAATGTCGCGCATTCGCTTGACGCCCATCAATTCACAATCGAATAGAAGTTTTGTCGCCTTCTTGACCTGGGCCTTTTCGCTTTGACTCATTATCTTAAGTCGGGCTTTTGCCCTCCTAGAGATCGGCACTAAGCATCAGTCCTGAACACCATTCTTGAGTTCAGGGCGACGGGAATTCGGCAGGGTTGATAGGTTGCAGCACAGTCACCCGCTGAAGCCGTGAAGCCCACAGAACCGATAGGAACGCCCGAACCGTCCAGAACATAAACGGGTGATTCAGCCTCCGCGTCATTCGCGCCAGGCATAGCAAACCAATGCGTGATTGTTCTTCCCTGGAGCGTCAAGCCCAGGGAGGAAGACCCATCGAGGATGCTGGTTAATTCCTGTTCGCCGCTGCCAGATACCGTTTTTGAAAATATATGGTATTCGCCGCTACTACAAGCGACGCAAACAGCGGCGGTTCTTGTAGCGGCCGCATTGACTAACACTTGAACGGAGTCACCGCTTGCGATTGACTTAGCATAGGGGAGCGGAGCCGGAAGTCCACAGTTCCCGCCTGAAGTCCCTGCGCCACCGCCGATGGGAAGGGCCAATTTTATTTTACCCGCACTCATCACAAATGCATAGATGAAATCATTTTCACATTGAAGGCCAGCCCTGGCTGCGACGAAGTTTCCATGTTGCTGAGTCGCGAAAGTTCCAAAAACCTGGGACGAACCTACAAAATCCGGGTCCGTGAAAATCTCGTCCTGGCTGGCCTCAGTAGTGGCTGAGTTGTGAAGTGGGACGACTCCGAAGCGAGAGGATATTACAGTTCCATAACAATTTACATTTGCCATAATTTCACAGCCT